TTAGCTGACATAGTGCCTTTGACAACGCCCATAAATGCATTCTCAAATGACTGACCAATATCATTAGCTAAATTTTTCATAGCCTCCATATGTGGAGTCAGCTTCTCAACTTCTTCCTTTATTTTAGGAATATTTCTAATAGATTGCTTGTGCCGCTCCTGTTCTAATTTCTCTAAGTCTGAATAAAATTTAAATATAGAACTAAATTGTCTTGGATCTCCACCTCTGCCACCTTTCGGGCCACTCATCGCGGCTTCTTGTGCCATTTTCTCGCCAAGTATTCTGCTTCGATAGTATTCAGCGTAGGCTTTCTGTAATTTCGCAGCGTTTTCCTCTTCTTTCTTTGCGTGAAGCATAGCGCCAGCGATTCTAGACTGTGCGTATTCTTTGCCAGCAGCCGCTGAATTTGCTATATGCTTCAGCTCTTCCCTAGCTATCATTTGATTAGCAATCATTCTGGATCTGGCATAATCCTCATTAGCCTTACCAAGTTCATTCGCTAATCTAAGACCAGCCTTGAATCTTCCTATTGACGCTGCTTCTCGTGTCTCTTCTGCTTTTTCTAACTGGGTTTTAATTCTCTCTCTACTACGGATGATGTCAATTTCATCCATAATAGCCATCTTACGTTCATTTATACGCTTTAGCTCTCCCTCTTCAGAGCGGATACGTCTGTTTGCATCATCAATATACTTTTGGGCGTAAAAACCAGAAGCATTTGCTTTTTTTTCCTCTTGCTCTTGGATCTTTTGCAGGACCACCAGTTCTTCGTTCTGAACTTTAATTAACCTCTGCCTTGCACGATATTCATCAGCGCCTGCTAAGTTCTGTAAGAATGCCTGTAATTCATCATTAGCGTTCTTTGTCTCTTTGCGAAATTCTTCTATATTGTTTTTTGCTTCCTTTGCACCTTCAGAGAACTTCTGTACTGCCACACCCACCGCAGCGAAAATAGCCACACCAGCACCTAAGATAGCGCCTACAGGACCAAAAATACCTAGAAGCTGGGAACCTTGTTGACCAAATGCTTGGAGTGCGTTCGTACCATTACCAACCTGAACCGCAAAGTCACCAACCTGATAACCTAGTTGCTGTAAAGCACCCTTACCAAATTTATTAGCTGAAACTGCTGTCTTGTTATATTGATGTGCGTGTTGTTTTAGGGCTGCTGATGTTTTTCGTGTCTGAGTGCCAACCCTTTTAACACCGTCTTGTACTTTACCAAGTTCTCGTAAAGCATCGCCCGATTGTACACCAACTATAATATTAAAATCAGTCATTCGAGCGATCCTTTAACACTTTATAATATGCGACCCATTCATTATACTCATCCATCGTCATCTGGTCTATCTCAGCTATCGATCTTCCTAGCTTTTCTGCCAATGTTATGACGTTCATCCTGAATGGATCGTCAGTTAGTTTTTTTCCAGTTCCTCCACCGTCTTATTCTGTATGATAGACGATGCCACTCTCATAACCACTAATGGGTCACGATCATCAAACCATTTTTTATCACCGAAATCAAACAATGCATCACCCTTTTCATCAAGAGCTTTCGTAATAAGAATATGAACTTGGACTTCGATGTTCATTATATTTTCGTAGAAGTCAGGATACCTTTGTGTAATCTTTTTCTGATCCTTTACAGTCATAGGTGTCCAAAAGATCTTGAGCGGCTGACCATTGATCAACCACTCAGGAACTTCCATTGATTTGACATCTTCTGACGCGACTTCAATTTGTGAAGTAATTGACATTAGACAGTTCCGATTGTTAACGCTCCAGAAAGCTGCATCTCTACTTCAAGAGTAGCAATGCCATCATGAGTAGCACCCCTAGCAACAGAAGTAACGATAAAAGAACCAGAGTACTTTGTATCGCCAGAGTCTGCACCTTCACCGTAGAACTCTGCGTCCACTGTATCACGCTGCACTAAATCAACTTGTGCGGCATCATCAGGATCCCAGAATAATGAAAGACTAGCAGTACCTGTTGCTAAACCAGCAAGATAGCTTCTGTTTGTGTCACCCATTGTTGTAGAGTCGACAGTGTCTGATGTCATAGTTAGTGACCAGCTTAAAAGCTCGCCTAAAGCTGCTGGAGAACCACCGCTAGTGACTACCTTGCAGCTCCCATCTGATCCGAAATAAGTAGCCATAGTTATATTCTCCTTCTACTTGGCTGTTTCAACGTCAGTTAAAGATGTAACATATCTAACTTGATAAGTTAACTTAGCTACACCAAGTATTTGATCGGCTTCACCGTCAAATTGTATTGCAGTCGAGATTAACACTGAAGACTTAACAAGTCCACCAATGGTGAAGTCTCCAGCCATAGCTTCCTCAACTTGGACTGCGATTGCGTCAACATCATCGTCAAAACTTCCTGTTTCTCTGACGTAGATGTCTATCTCTAATGATAAATTTCTATTAATATCAGTAACGCCAACATTATATCTCTCACTGCTTTCGCTTCCAGTGTAGACACTGATGGCTGGTAAGTTCGCCTCATTTAAAGGATGTACCCGTGTAGTATAAACTCTGGAGCTAACCAAAGTCACAGCACTAGTTAGCGTTGTCGCTACTGCATCCCTTATTTGCTGACGAACATGAGCCATTACTGTTTCTCTAACTGTATGGTGGTTACACCAGTTCCATCATGTAACCACGCAATAATGTTATAAGTTATAGAGTCGATAATTAAAGTTTGACCCGAAGCAATGCTAGAAACATCTGTCGTTCTGCAAGTAAATCTAGGCTGCTCTTGATGAACCATCGCTGTACCGCCAGCATCCATAGGAACAGTCTCATTGTCAAAGATGCCCTTCAATGTCCCAGCACCGTAGGTAACAGTCTGAGCAAATTCCTCTACTGACAGTATTGTATCTAGGTCATCTGCAAAAGCTATAGCCATTATTCTTCGCTTTCAGGTGTCTCTATCTCAATGTCAGACTTATTTAAGCCTACACTTCTATTTGTTTTCTTAGGGGCTTTAGGCTTGGGTGCGGCTTTTGGTTTAGATGCTGCTTCAGCATAGCCACGCTTAATTAGTTTCTCTGCTGTTCTATCAGGCAAATCATGCTCTTCACCAGCCATCATGTTACCATTAAATCCAGTGAAACATTTTTCTAATATCTTAACTTTCATAATAATCTCCTAAAGGGAGGATGGGCTGTGAAGCCCATCCTATTATCTTAATTAAGCTACAGATACCTCGTCTGTGATACCGAAGGATACTGCATTGCGAACACCTACGTCTAGCTCTGCATGAAGAACCATACGAACTGTTCCAGCTTTAGAACCGCTATATGGGTCTACCAAGATGCTTGGTGCGCCGAACTGTGCAATCATCAACTGTGAAAAATCACCGAAGATCAATGCAGAAGCGTCATTACCGCCATCACCTGGATCAAGTGTTGTTGGCACGTTTGAAGTGAATGCCATTGGATAACCATATAGGTTGTTCCAAGGATCATTCAGGATCATAACGCTGTCAGTTGATGCAACTTTAGATGTTGAAGCTAGTTTAGCCTTGACTGCTGGATGTGATAAGAAGCCAGCCGCATTGCCATTGACGATGCCGTTGTCCTCTTCAACCAACTTAACAAGTGCAATGATGTCTGCCCATGTAAGAGTGTCAACATCTGTACCTGCTGAGATGTCTAGGTTATTCACACCTGCGGTGTTCAAGATACCTGTTGGCTGGCCGCCTGAGCCAGAACCTTGGATAGCATAGAACTCTGTGCGATCAGCAGCAGATGATAGCAAGTCATTTCGGATGATTTGCTCAATTGCTGGAACACTTTCCAACATTAACAAGCGAGACATATCAACGAAAGCACCCATTGTGCGTGGTTGAAGTGTCACGCCGCCATCTGTGCCAGCTCCATCACCAACATCAGCCAATTCTTCAACAAATGCAGCATTTGCACCTGTTGCTAGTTTTGGCATTTTGATGCGGTTTGTTAGACCTGATAGATAGGTTGTGCCTAATCCACCAAGCACCTGACGGGCGCGAAGAGCTTCGATGAACATATCACCTCTGTGAACAGTAGGTACAAAGTCATCAAACACTACTTCTGCACCAGAGCCACCTGTAGCCGCTGTAGATAGCGGTCCACGTTGACCCCATGCAAAATCAGGAACATAAACGCCTTCAGCGTCACGCCCTACACGATGAGCAATCTCATCATTGATTTCGCGTTCATAACCAGCTCTTCTCCAATCGCCAGTGATTTGCGCTTGGATCATACGTCCAAGGGAATACTGACGCTGTTCTTTAGCTGGTGCTTCAACAGCCGCTGGAGCAATGTCCAAAGGCTTATCTGTGATTGACTCAAGAAGCTCGCCTCTGAACTCATCGATTGATGAACCTTTAGCAATAGCTTCATTAGCTAGATCACGTTTGTTGTGCTTGGCTCCAAGTGCCAAGATTTCTGAGTCATTCTTTCGTGCGGCACGAACTGCTTCAGCTTTTACCGCATCAAGATTGACGTCATTTTTGACTTCCTCAGTCATGATAACATCTCCTTCCGATGTATTTAAGTTAGGTTGCGCTGGAACTGATCGCCCAACACCAACAAGATTTGACCGATCTGCTGGCACTGAAACTATCGAAATTTCCATAGGTGTGGTTTTTATCCTGTAATATTCTTCAGGATCGTCTTCACGTTCAATTCGGCCATCAATACGATAACCTACACTGATGTTTGCTCTGATGCCATCAGTAACATCATTGAACACCTCTGAGGCCAGTTCACCTTTTCCAAAGCGTACTGATGCTCGTAAACGGCGAGCATTCTCATCGAGTTCAACCCCTTCGACTACGCCAATTTGCTTTGTCATATCATGATCCAAAAGCAATGGTGCGCGGCCACTATTCAAAAATGTTAAATCCATACTATCAGCGGAATGATCCATAACTTCTAATCCGAAGCTACGTTCTACAGGCTCTTCACTAGACACACCAACTTTTACTTTTCGTGTCTCTTCATCAATCGCCTTATCTTCCATATAGTGAGATCTTTGCGAAATCTCATCACGACTAAAACGCTCTTCTTGCATTTCTTCTTCACCATCGTCATGGATTTTTGAGTATGTAATCACAACAACATCATCTGTCTCTTGAATGTCAATAATGTGACGCTCCTCTAATTCTTCAAATAAATCGTCTGCCATATCTTCGCCTCTCTTAGATGACATTGGATGACCTTTCGGTAAAAGATCAGTATCATGCTTGCCGCTACGAAATTTGCCGTTGCGGAGAACATACAAAAAAGAATTGACACGGGAATATGCCCATTGTTCAGGGCTTTTGACATTTGGTCTAACACTCTGTGGGTTAGTCTTATATGCGCCAATACCCCGATTAAATACTGCTGTAAGAGTTCGTAAATTAGTTCTCTTGGTTGATGCATCACCAACCTTTTCATTATGGTCTTTTACTTTGTTCTTCAGACCCTCTCTGACTGCCTCAGTTACAGCTCTTACCCCACGATCTTCTTTCTCTAGCCTATCACGAATACGCTTTGACCAAGTGAAACCAGCGTCACCACCCCATAAAGCCCATGCTATTCTACCATTTGAAGGATAACCATCCTCTCCAGGTTTAAATCCTTCAGCTTTCTTATCAACTTCGTGACGGCTGAAAAAGCTGTACATTCTTTTCACTGTATCTTCTGATAGCTCTTTATCATTGACAATATCTCGCGCCCTAGCAACGCCAACAGCCGTACCACCACGCCCATGCTCGCGCCTCCATTCAAGCCCTTTTTGGGCTTCGGTCTTCATGCCTGATGTTGGTTTATAACTCGCCATCACCCTCACTCACTTCTGGTTGTGCTGGAGCTTTCATACCAAAAGGCTCGAATGCCATTGATAATCCATATCGTTCAGCCATTTCTTTATCAGCTTGTATCTGACTGAATAACTCTTCCACATCACGGCCATAATTAGCAGCAATATCATTCATACTAACAATACCATTAGATAGAGCTGTTACATGAGCATTGATCTCTCTTTGCGGATCAACCCAAGCAAAACCACGGCCTCTAAAATGTATATTATCAGAAAATTTATCTAATTTGCTTATCGGTATAGGAATATCACCAAATGATAATGCAGAAGTAAGCCACTGTCTAAATACTGGCTCACAAAAATGCTGTATGATGTATGACTGCAAGGTCTTATAATGATCACGCTCTTCAATCGTACCCTGACGAATTGATGAGTAAGAAACGCCCTTCAGATCATTAGAAAGGCTGGTATAGCTTACATTAAGACCAGAGGCTATTCCCCTTAAAACAGCTTCCTCAAAGTCTTTAAATGCAGATGTCGGGTGTGTCGGATCTATGAGTTTAAAATCATGACCTGATGGCATCTGATAAACTGATGCTGGTGACATATCAATAACTGGTACATCATCTTCTGTCTCAGTATCTCCAGCAAACTCATCGCCATCTGGGGTTGTTATTACACCAAATTTTGCAGCAGCGGCCCTTGCTGCAATCAATTCAGCTTCACGATAACCATGTAGCATCTTCAACGATGCAATAGCAGGAGCCATAAATGGTTCGCCACGAGTTTGGAATGTCCTCTGCTGTATATACAGATGTATAATCTGATCTGCTGATATTCTCTGATGCTTTCGCGCAGATCGAGCTGTAAAGTTGAAACTATCATTTGGATGATCTGTTAAAACATAATAAGCAACTGGCTTATGATATTTGTTTAGCTCAACACCCATTCTAATCTGATTGCCGTTCTCAGCTTTGCCGTTCTTATCATGATCAATGAGATCGCTTTCAAGAAACTGGATATTAAATCCATCTCTAAAACTTCCTGACATATATTTGATAAATACTTCGCCATCTCTCGCCAAAGTTTCAGCTACAAACCTTTGACAATCTAACCATGACATACGGCCTGTAACTTCACATGATCCAGCTCTACCCCAAGCACGAAAAGCATTTTCTAATATTGTATTGCCAGCCGCATCTAAGCTACCATCAGAATTTCTTGCTCTGACCTGAACAGTAAATCCTTTTTCACCGACAACATTAGTTTTTATAAGATTTAGGAAACGCTTGGCATATTCGTTATCTCTAGCAAGTTCTCTACTTCTGTTTCTAAGAATAGGTAAATCTGTTTTAAGTTCGCTATCAGCAGAAAAACTAGATCCGACAAAATCAGCAAACAATCTCCCTTGATTAGCCCCAGCGTAACTTCTTCTCCGTCTTCGTGATAAAGGCGCGACTTTTACATCTTCTTGATCGCGCTTGAGAAAATCTAATATACCCATCACAAAAACCTCATAAGAACAGTCGATTTGGTTTTACGCCCATGTTTCATATCAATCTTTCTCTTATAGGCTTTAACTTCGCGCCTGTAATAATCACGCCAAGTCAATAATTCCTCTGCTGACATTTTTGTTAAAGATCTTCCTGCAATGCTATAGCTTGAAACATCTGCGTCTGCTTTATTTTCTAATACCGACTCAATCTTCTGTAGCATGATCTCAGCATGAGTTCTTGGATCAACATTATTGACATCAAGATCCGCAAGAACTTCAATTTCACCTTGATCAAGAATAATTCTATTACTTGAACTCGTCTCAACGACTTCCACCTGATAATGATAATGACCAAAAGTATAAAGCGCCGTTGTTGAACTATCAGCAGTAAATAAATAATCATCGCCAGTATTCGTAGCGTTAATCGTAAACTCTAAATTTGCTCCCGTTGCAGATCTAGCAATGAATGCTAACGTATGCGAGGTATTAGGATAATCTGTAGAATATGTCGTACTTTTCCATTGTACGAAGTCACCTACAACTATCTCCGCTGGGATCTCCGTAGGTGCATTATCAGCGTCAAATAAATTAGCCATACATCAATATCCTGTAATAAAGTTTTTACGGCGTGTGATTGATGTACGCCTAACAGGGTCACTTTTGCTTGATTGTACCCTATTTTGTGCCTGTTTTGCAACAGCATCTATATTTATGTTTAAGATACTAAATGCAGCGGTTGCATACACTCTGCAATCAAGAGCCTCATTGCGTTGTCTTATCTTAATCCATTCACGCCTTGGACGCCCTTTAAAATAACGGGTTACCTTCTTTTCTGAGGTCAACATTCTGAAGTATTCCTCTGAATTTTGAGTGCTAAAATGACAGTATCCAGGTCCAAATTCTCTTATCTTTAGCCTAGCAAATATCAGCTCTTTGGCTGTATCTGTGCCAACTGGGAATAAATTTATTTTACCAATGTTGTTTTTCGTAGGCCGTCCGACTATCGGCTTACCTTCACCGCCAATACCCTTAATTGCAAATATCCTACGTCCAGCGCGAGTTTTACAGTAGTTGTAAACCTGTTGCGTGTAGTGACCGCCTGAGTCAACGCAAGTCGATCTGATAACCATATCGCCCGATAAAGGATGTTTGAACGATTGTAATAACGTAGTATCTAACACATTCCAGAAATCCTTAGTTGATGGATCTCCATA